GATAGTTATCTGCCCAGCGATGATGAGGTCATGGTGATGATCAAGCAAGCAGCAGAAGCAGCCAAGAACCGCCAGCCATCTCCAGAAGATCAGGCACGCTTGGCCAAGGCACAACTGGATCAGACTCGTGCTCAACAGATACAACACGAAGTGTCGGGCACTGATGCTAACAGCCAACTGGACTTCATGGCAGTGGCCGCTGGCACACCCAAAGTTTACAACTGATTTGATTCGTGATTGGAGTATGATATGATTAGTGAAGACGCTATAGATGCGTATAATACCAGATTGACCTTGGATCCCACAACCATCCGCAATCTCACACCAGCACAACGCGATCAAGTGCGTGTGTATGGTAGTCAAGCAGAAGCCTTGTTGAAAAATCGAGACTTGGCCATGTTTGTGCATCATTACAAGTTTTCAGTGAGTGATGCTCTGGTTTCAATCCAGGCACACACACCAGAAGCCAATGCTGAACGAGTGGCCTTAAGCAATCACCTGGCCGGCATAGATGCTTTTGTCAGCAGCCTCAAGCGAGCAGTGTATTGGCGGTCAAGATTAGATCAACAAGACACCAAAGATCTGTCGAAATAACCCAATAATACTAAATAAAGCACACAGGGTAAGCACACGCCCCCTACAAAGGAAAAACATGACAGAAATGATCAAGCCTAATGCTCCAGACAGCACGGCCAATGACACACCAGTAGCGACTTCTATTGAATCAATAGCGTCCAAGATGACCGCAATGAGAGAACATACTCTGCGTAATCTGATTAGACCTACAACAGAGTCCTCGGCAGGAGCAGATGAGTCGGCAGACACATCCAGCCCTGTGGCACCAGAACAGGTAGCCGAAGATGACACTATCTATGACGATGGTAATGCAGGAGATATCACAGGATCTGAAGCCCAGACTGAGTCTGTAAGTGAACCAGAAAACACATCCGGTGAAGAGTTGATTGATTTTATTGAGTTTGCCGAAACAAACCCCAACGCCAAGTTCAAGTTTGTTCGCAACGGAAAAGAAATCGTAGTCGACGCTCGAAAGGCCGCAGCAATACTTGGTCAAGGTGGAGCCATCCATGAAGAAGCACGCCAGTTAAAAGTGGAGCGAGCCGAGTTCGAGGAATACACTCGAGACTTGAGGGAACGCCAAGAAGGTTTAACATTGGCCATGGAGTTTACGGTGCAACCGCGTTTGCAAAGTGCGTATGATGAGATTGTGAAAACACAAGGTTATCAGACAACTTTCCAACAACAGATGGCAAACACATCGGACCCCGCACAACGGGCAAGATTGCAGGCCAGCATGCAGCAGAATGAACAATACATTCGCCAGCAGCAAGAGTTGATTGGTCAGTTGAAACCAGCAGTGGATCAGTTTCGGCAGGTTCGCAAGCAGCAAGTGCAGTCAGTCCTGGAGAACAACCGCAAGGCGTTCACAGACAAGGAGTTGAAAAACGAATATGTCTACAACGAACTGCGAAACAACATCTCCAAGGTATGGCCCGAAGCCCGGTCAGAGTTAGTGCCAGGTATACCCAACATAGATCTCATCTCTTCGGATGAAAACTTGTTGAGTCTTGTGAGAGACGGATTGAAATACCGTAATGGACCCAAGACAAAAACAGCCGGATCCAGCATCGCACAATTGACCATGCGTCGTGGCAGTAGCACCCAGGGCAAAAACCCATCCAGTGATATAGCCAAACTTCGTGAACAAGCCAAGAGCGGCGATAAAAAAGCCGGAGACAACCTGTTGATGCAACGACTCACACAGATTCGTTCAGCAAGAGGTGGTAGATAATATAGCCAACATTCAAGGAGAATAAAATGGCAGAAATCACAACCAGTCAAATTGGTAACGGAACTACTGCATATGCCAGTGACATCGTTGTCAAAGACTTAGACTTAGATGTAAGCAATCGTATCAAAGACGATACCCCCGTGTTGAACATGTGCATGAGCAAGAAGCGTAAAGTAAACTCTACACTTCCATTGTGGACTGACGACATCTATCGCTTGCCTTCAGCACAAGCGGTTCAAGAAGGAGCCAATGTTTCTACTGCCAACGCAGAAAGCAACAGCCGTTATAACCTGGCCAACTACACACAGATCTTCCAGACCACAATCGCTGCGTCCGGAACTGCTCGTGCTGTTATGCAGTCAGGTGGCGATCCCCAGGCATACCAAGAAGTCAAGCAACTGATCGAACTCATGTTCGATGTGGAGCAACAACTTGTTCGTGCAGACCAGATCGGCACACAATACGGTGGACAGACAGGCACAGCCATCACCAACCCAACCACTGCCCAAACCGGCGGTCGTCGTATGGGTAGCCTGGCTTCGTTTGCTGGCACATTGAGTTTCAACCCTTCAAATGCTGCCATCGCCAACATCACCACAAACACCAACAACGCAAGTTCTGACAGTTCTGTGGCCAATGTGGGTAATCTGGTTATCAACTCAAACGGAACTCAGTTCTACACCGGCACATTCACCAACCAAGTGTTCCAGCCTGTGATCTACAAGCAGTTGGTGACCGTGGCTGAACAACGCTACAATGCCAAGATCCGTACCATGGTTGTTCCAACCAGCCTGCGTACCATGATCTCTGACAATATCGTGAACAGCAACACCAGCATCAACCGTCGTAATGTGGAGCGTGGCGACACAATCCAGACTTACGAAGGTGACTTCAACTACACCTACGAAATCTATGATTCCTGGATCATGGACCAGTCTGGTGTGAGCAACTCCATCTACTTCTTGAATGAAGATGTGTTGCAGTGGGGTAGTCTGCGTGATCTGGGACCCAACAACGAAGTGTTCTCCAACGCTGACGCAAGTTTGGACCAGTTCCTGATGGAAGGTACCTTGATTGTTCGCAATCCAGCAGGCGTTGGTCTGTTGAACAACATCAGCACAACTGGTGCAGCAGCCAGTTCACCACGCGGTGCGAGTTTTGTTAGTCGTACCAACGCAGGTGGCGGCGACACATACTGATCCCCGGATTGGTAAAACAAAAAGGCTCTTCGGAGCCTTTTTTGTTGACATTTTGTTGCTCTTATGCTATATTACTAATACGGTGTGAGCCACCGTGTCCAGGATCAAGTTAGCCTTTTTGTTTGCTAATGTATCGTCGCGGCTGTATAATACATACTAATGCGAGAGCAGATACAAAGGACGAAAATATGGCAAACAAAGAACACGAACAGCAAGAAATAATTGAAGTATTGCGTGGATCACGCCGCCTGGATTGGCACGAATACATGAACAAGCGTCAGGCAGAAATCCGAGCATTCAAAGAACAATATGGCGATGGCGATGGCACAGATGAAAAGTTTTTTAAAAAACATGATGAGCGTAATCTTCAAGAATCTAATCTCATGAGGTCCTGGTGCGAGGCATTGTATCCAGAAGAAAAAGGATATCAGTCTGCTGGCAAATATGACATCACAATACTGATAACAAAACGACAATAACACCAGCCCCGAGAGGGGCTTTTTTTTGTGGAGTAAGACCTGTTATTGAAGAGAGCACTAAATACAAGATGAGCCTTGATCCCAACCAACCCGAATACCTTGACAACACAGATCCCGAAAAGAACTACGATTATCTACGCCAAGACCACGGCGGCACTGTGACCATACACAATGGCATAGCCGATCGATTGTTGCAGAATGACAAGTTGTATCGTGCCATGAAAGGCGACTGGTCAAGAACTGCCTGGAACGCCAGCAACAACATAAAAGTCACAACAGGGCGTGAAGATGGCAAGTTCTACATCCGTCGAGAACAGATGAATAGTGACGCTGTGGCTCGACGCTGTGCAGAATATCGAAAAGCAGCCGAACAAGGCTATCCTGATCCCCTGGCACCCATTGGTGATGATGGTCATCTCACATGGAAATGGATGGACCTGCCCAATGTTGTAAGCATACGCATCAGTGATCAGTATTTTGGTGGCATGCCCTGGGCTGCTATCAAACATGATCGCACACTCAAGGCCCAGTTCTATCGAGTTGTGCAAAAAGAATACCCACAATATGTGTGCTATCCAGGCGGCCGATTGCCCATACCTGTTGATGTGCCTTATCCTGTCAAGCAAGGTGAACACAAGTTCTTCAAAGGAATATAAACCATGAGTTTTCAAATACCCACTGGCACTGACCTGGTTGATTTCTTAAAGGATTTTACAGGATCAACCAACGACGCTGAAATCAAGAAATGTATCTATCTTGCTGAACTCAGCATGAGAAACATCGAACTGCCTGCCTTGCGTAGCAATCCTTATGACCCAGAATACATTGGTGTGGCCAACGAATACGGTCGAGTTCCTATTCCCACAGACATGAACAAGCCAATCTTGTTCTTCAATCAGAATGGTGCAACGCCAACCCAGACAGGTCCGTGGATCGTTTATGATCGTATTGGTGACAGAGACATCATCACACAGGGCATGATCGCCCAGTTGTATCTTTCTCCTGTGAATGTGCCGGCTGTGATCCGCGGCAAGTTCAGTGAAGTATACAATGAATATCAGTTCTTGCCTTATGTGGCTGAAGGTGCCTTGATCAACTTGTATTACTACAAGGCCTGGCCCTTGTTGTTCAGTCCCATAGATGATGAGATCGTGAGTGCGACGGGCACCATAGGCACCATTGCTGGTGCCGGCCCTTGGACAGCACAGATCACAGGCATGAGCGACACTGTGGGGCTTGAAGCAGGCAGCATTATCACTGCCACAGCAGGCACAGGCAGCATAGGCACCGGTGGTGTGTATGTGGTCACCAGCACAACCTCAACCTCAGTGAACTACACAGCCACAGGCGGCACCACACCCATAGCAGGCACAGTGACCAATGTGGCCTTGCTGGAAAACACCGGACGAGTGGTAGAAACCAATGCTGTGTTGCAAACCTGGTCAGAAGGCTATGTGTACAGCACTCTGCGTGAATACTACATCAAGCGTCACAATCCAGAAGATGCTGCGATCTATCAACAAAAATACACTGACGCCTGGAACATCGTGAATGATCAGAACAACCTGGGCAAATGGTCTGGAGGTCACACAAGACTCACTTCAGTGTGGCAGCCAAGACAATATCGAAATTACAGTCTCAAATAAGGATACCCACATGGCTACCAGCAACGCAACCACAAACAGTCGAAATTACACAACTCTGTATTCGGCCAGCACCGGCAGTGTGAATCCAGGCACCGGTTATGGCAATGCCAATGTGGCCAGTTTCTTGGCTGAAGGATCTGACACGGGTGGCAACAGCATTGGCAATATCACTGCTGCTGGCATCATATCTGCACAGGGCAACATTCAGACAGATGCCTACTTCATTGGCACATTCATTGGCAATATATCAGGCAATGTGGCAGCAGCAGGAGCCAACACACAGGTTCAATACAACAACAGCGGTGGTTTAGGTGCCAGTGCAGCATTCACATTCAATCAAGTAAGCAATGTGCTCAACATTGGTGGCAATGTTTCTGCCAATTACTACACTGGCAATGGATCACAACTCACAGGTTTGCCTGCCACATACGGCAATGCCAATGTGGCTGCATTCTTACCCACATACACAGGCAATCTATCTGGAGGCAACCTGGCCTTGACCGGCAATGCTGTGATCACCGGCGGCGTGACCACCAGCAACAACATCGTGAGTGGTGCCAACATCCAGGCAGCAGGCAATATCCGTACCACAGGACCCAGCGGCAACATCACCGGCGTGGATTATGCTGTGGCCAATTTCTTTGTGGGCAATGGCAGCCTGCTGACCGGTGTTACCAGCACATATGGCAATGCCAATGTGGCGTCTTTCTTGCCGGTGTTTGGTGGCAATGCGAATGTGACAACTGTGTTCTCTAACACAAACTTGGCCATGCAAGGTCAGGACTGGGTGCAGATGCAATACAATCCAGATGGCACACCACATGATCAGACCAACATAGGCACAGGATCATGGTTTTATCTGGATGGATCAGGTGCTGTGTGGGAAAGCAATACCACAGGTTCATTAAAATCAGTGATCCTGGGCAACAATGGAAACATTAGTGCTCAGGGCAATGTCACAGCACCATACTATTTTGGTAATGGCAGCCAACTAACAGGATTGCCAGCCACATATTCAAATGCCAATGTTGTGAGTTTACTGGCCAACTTTGGATCTAATACCATTACCACCACAGGCAACATTGTTGCTGGCAATGTAGATCTACCAGCAACTGGAAAATTCTTTGTGGGGGTTGCTGGATTAAACTCTGTGATTATCCAGCCTGCCGACATAAGTGTAGTCAGCGCCTTTGGAACTGGTCGAGTTAGTGCTGATTATTTCCAGGGCGATGGCAGCAATCTGAGTGGAATCACCGGTGCCAATGTCACAGGCACCGTGGCCAATGCCACATATGCAACTTCAGCAGGCACAGCAACCACAGCCACAACTGTGACGGGTGCAGCACAAGCCAACATAACTTCAGTTGGCACATTGACCAGTCTTGCAGTGTCTGGAAATGTGTCAGCAGGAAATATCAGTACCACAGGCTTGATTTCGGCCACAGGCAATATCACAGGCAACTATTTTATCGGCAATGGTAGTCTGCTTACAGGTATCGCTGCAGGTTATGGCAATGCCAATGTGGTGGCCAATCTGGCTGCCCTGGGTTCAAATCCCATCAGCACCACAGGCAATATCACAGGCAACTATTTTATCGGTAATGGATCACAACTTACAGGTATCGCTGCAGGTTATGGCAATGCCAATGTGGCGGCTAATCTGGCAGCATTTGGTTCAAATCCCATCAGCACCACAGGCAATATCACAGGTGGCAATATAAATGCCACAGTGGTTTCTGTCACAGGCAATGTTCAAGCAGGCAATCTACGCACCACAGGTTTGATTTCGGCCACAGGCAATGTCACCGGCAACTATTTTGTTGGCAATGGATCCGCACTTACCGGTGTCACAGCCACACCTGGTGGCTCAAACACCCAGGTGCAATACAACGATACATCTGCATTTGCAGGCAACGCCAACTTCACCTTCAACAACAGCACTGGCAACATCAACCTGGGCAACCTGGTGTTTAGTTCTGGCAATGCCACCAACCTGATCAACACAGTGGCTGTGCCTGCTGGTCAGCCTTCCAATGTGTTTGCTTACAACAACACTCAAATCTTGATTGGCAATGCCTGGAACGGCAACTCTGATCAACGAAATAGCCTAAACAATTCTGGAAGAGGAGCAAAACTCACTGTGTGGGAAACCATTCCGGTTCCCAATACCGGGGTTAGAATAGGTGGGCTTAGTGTTCAGCCCATGGCCACACTCACGGGCAATGTGAGCAATAACAGTACCAGGCTTACAGGGCTGGTGGCAGTGCCAGCCCTGGGCGGCAGTGCTTCTAACTATAACCTCACAGCCGGACAGATATTTGGTGTCAGTACCGGCTTCAATATAGGACAACCCAACACCACAGTGGCCTTGGGCAATGTAAATTTCACTGGTACTACTGCGGCCAAAGGCGTTGATGTTCAAAATCAGGTGTATGCCGGCAGCAATCTCACCAACAGTGTGATTGTTTCTGCCAGTACTTTTGGCAATGGCAACACAACCAATGTTGGTGCTCTTACTATTGCTTTTGATGGTGTACCCACCACCACGCCAAGCAATGTGTTTGGTGTTTACTTGAGCGGCAATACCAGTTCAGGCATCCTGGGTAGCCTAACCAGCAGCAATGTTTATCGTGCAGCCACCAATTACTACTTTTTGTACAACAACGATAACCTGGCCCAGAACAGAATGGGCAGTATGCGTAGCATGCACTCTTTCAATTATGTGGCCACCAGCAGTGCCGGTGCACTCACAGTGGACAAAACCAATGGTCAGGTCCAGAGTATCACTCTTACAGAAGCCATTACTTCAGTGACCTTTTCAAACTTTGTGACCACAGCCAGTGATGGCACAACCACTGACTACCAGACTGACACTGTGAACCTGATCATCCGCCAAGGTGCCACTCCATATGCTGTGACCATGCCCACTGGCACCGCCTACAAATACTATGCAGGCAACAGCACTGTGAGTGCCACTGCCAACACCGTGGTGCAGGTGACCACCACTGCGAACTTTGATCCCATATCATCAGCCACGCAGTATCTCATAACCATATCACCGGCATTTTCATGAGCGGCGTAGAAATAGGATCAGGCATCGAAATTGGCACAGGCATCTTGATTGGCCTGAACTCAATCACGATCACAGATTTCATAACCGAAGACAGCAACGATCTTGTGAGCGAACTTGACCAAAATTTTATTGAGGAATAACCATGGCAACCATCAAATTCAGCCAATTACCAAACTTGCCCCTGGCCAACATCGACGCTGGCACCTATGCACCTGTGGTAGATGCATTCACCAACTACACCGTGACCATGGCCAATCTCACAGGCTATGTGAACCAAAACAGCAGCAACATCTCTGTGACTGGAACGGTGAGTGCCACAGGCAACATCACCGGTGCATACATCCTGGGCAACGGAAGCCAACTCACAGGATTGCCTGCCACTTACGGCAATGCAAATGTGGCTGCATATCTACCCACATTCACAGGCAATCTTGCGGGAGGCAATGCCAATATCAGTTTTGGTATCAACTCAGTAAGCATTAGCCCAACTATATTGAGCGTGAGCAATGGCAACCTTACCACACAACTTACCAAAGATGGCTTGTATGGCAATGTCACTGCTGCCACAGTCACAGCCAGTGCCAATGTGACCAGCAACTTGTTCATCGGCAATGGCTCGGCACTGACCAATCTTGCAGGTGCCAATGTGACAGGCACAGTGCCCACTGCCAACACAGTGACCACGGCAGCACAGGCCAACATCACTTCGGTAGGTGTGCTGACCAGTCTCAGTTCAACAGGCAACATCACAGGCAGTTATTTCTTTGGCAATGCGTCACAGATGACAGGTATCACTGCCACTGCAACCAATGCTTTTATCACTGCCAATGCCAATGGCACACTATTGACTTCCAATACCACATCAGGTGTGCTGACTTTTTCAACAGGCAACAATATTGCCATCACAGGCACAGGGGCCAACAACACGATCCAGATTGGTGTCACAGGCACTGTGGCCAATGCTGCGTATGCTACCCTGGCAGCATTGGCCACCACGGCTACCTTTGCTAACACAGCAGGATCGGCTGCCACGGCCTCCACTGCTACCACTGCTGTCACAGCCACAAGTGCCACCACAGCAGATTCTGTGACCAGTGCCAGCCAACCAGTGATAACTTCAGTAGGCACCTTAACCAGTCTCAGTGTGACAGGCAATGTGAGTGCGAACTATTACATTGGTAATGGATCATTGCTCACAGGCATCGCCGGAGGCGGTGGTGGAACCAGCATCACCAATGGTACCAGTAGTGTAAGTATTCCCACAGGCAGTGGTAATATAAACTTTACTGTGAATGGCAACACCATAATGACCATGCGAGATCTGGCCGGAACTGGATTTGCTGAAATTATTGCCAATAATGCAATACAAGCCTATGCATATAATTTGTCAAGTGGTGGTGGAATCTCACCAGGTCAGATACAAGTGGGTATTTTTGAATCCAATATTGCAGCCGGCGAAGGCACATGGGGAGCAAGTGAACTTTATCTTGGATTGAATCCCACCAGTAATGTTCGCATTGGTGGCAATCTTGTTGTGACCACTTCAGGCACAAAAACAGGCACCAGTGCTGGTGTTAGAGGAAGTATTATATGGGATGCCAACTACATCTATGTTTGCACCTCAACCAATGTGTGGAAAAGAGTTGCATTGTCATCGTTCTAAGGAAAAAAAATGGCACAAGTCAAATCAAACACACTGGCCGAAATCCGCACACCGTTCACCAACATGAGTTTCACTCCGGATGTGCCTGCCACTGTGCTGAATCCCCTGGAGTACAATAGTGGCTTCAATGTGGAAACAGACATCCGCGGTATCCGCAGCACTCTGGGCGATGAAGCCATCTGGAACACTGTGCCTGGCACACCAATCTACATCACCGGCGGATACAGAGCCAACAATGTGTGGTGGTTCATAGTGGCCACCAGCGATGGCAACTGGTGGCGTCAAGACCAGACCTTGAGTGATTGGGTGAACTGTGCTCCAGGTCTTGTGCCACTCAGTGGCTACAGTCTGGATACCAACATCACAGAAGCCTGGTCAGGAACCACCTTGTTCATCAATGATGACCTGCATCCGCCCATGTTTCTCACAGGCACAGGTGAACAGTTCACACAATACAGCAATGATCCCAATGCTGCCAGTTATGTGTGGAACTACTATGCTGGTTGGACTTCACTCACAGCGGGTTTCATGCGACTGTATAACACACCAAATGTGGGATCTATCCTGATCGCTGGCAATCTCACAGCAGTGAACACAAATGGATTTGTGGAAAACTATCCAACCACAGTGCGTTGGAGCCAGGCATTTGGATTGAATGACGCACCACTCACCTGGGCACCCACAGCACAAAATGTGGCTAACGAGTTAGAAGTTCCGGTGCGTGGTCCTGTTGTGGATGGATTTCCCAGCAATGGCAACTTCTTTGTGTGCAGTTATTGGGACACAGTGGTATTCTCTCCTATAAGTTATCAAGGCACCAACAATCCTGTGTTGGGCATGCGATTGTTCAACCAAGGTCGCGGCCTGCTCAACACCAACTGCTGGGCCAACGCAGACAACGAAGTTTATGGATTAGATGCCAGAGATTTCTGGGTGTTTGATGGTTCGCAGTTCAATGGCCTGGGCACCCAGCGTGTGAGAAACTATTTCTTTGACAATCTCAATCCTGTGTATGCTGATCGAGTGTTCATAGAAAACAACACAAAAAAATCACAGATTGAAGTTTACTATCCAGATCTCAACAGTACCGGCTGGTGTAATCAGATGTTGAGTTATAACTATCTGTTGAAAGTGTGGAATCCACCACGCCAGATCAGCAATGCCAGCATGGCCACAGAAGCACCTGTGTATATTGATCTGGGCGACAGCACCAGTGATTTTGACGCTGCCAGCAGAACCATGGTGTACAGTCAAGGTGTGGCCAACAGTCAGATCGTGCAAAAAGATCGCGGCCACACATTCCTGGGCAATGTGGCCATCAGCACAGAGTTCCGCAGAGACAACATCCACCTTACTGATCAATACAGCAATCAAGTGTTGATTCACAGGATATTGCCTGAAGCCTCAAACCTGGATGCTGTGGGTCTGCCAGTATCGGGCAACAGCACAGGCAATATCACAGTGGCCATTGGTGGCAGCAACAGTGTGGGACAAGCACCCTCATTCACAGCCAATGTGACCATGCAGTTGAACACCAACAATCCTTGGTGCCAGATCAATCAGAATGTGTTCCGGATCAACAGCATCCGGATCACCAATGTCAGCAGCACAGATGCTTGGATCTGCCCTGGCATAACATGGCAGTTCACGCCCACACAGGACGCAAGATAATATGAGCACATTTGCTGTCGCAAGTCATGACCAGGTGTTGGATAGTGTCAACTATCTGTTGAGCAACCTAAACCAGACTGGTAATGCCAATGTGATCATTCCGGGCAATGTGCTCACGGCCAATGCCACAACAGGTATCATCCAGACTTATGGCAGCAACACAGTGCCACCCACTTGGTTTGCGTATCAATGGGTGAATCTGCGCTATGCTACCAATGCCACTGGATCACAGAACTTCTCAGCATCACCAACCAATGCCACATATTTTGGTATCTACAACAGTGAAACAGCCACACCCAGCAGCAATCCTGCTGCGTATACCTGGACCCAAGTGGCTGGTGGATTTGGCACCACAAAGACCATATACTACAGCAGCATAGGTGGTCGCAGACAACAATGGGTGGCAGCAGCCAGTGCTCCCAGTGCAGATTTCCAAGTTTCCACTCCCAATGTGGCTATCAACCTGGACATAGTGACCACAGCAGCAGGCACACCGGGCACACGCGGCCCCATCGCTATGGCCTATGTGATCACTCCAAGCGATCCCACAGTGGCCTCCAGTAGCACTCTGACCACCTGGTTTGAAGCCCCTCGCACCAATGTTGTGGCACCAATAGGAACAGGATTGGCACCTCCGGTCACAGGCGACACTGCCAGTTTCACCTGGACAGCCGGACCTGGTTCACCCACAGTCACATACTCATACAATGGCAGCATCTGGGTTCCGGTGACAGGTCAGGTGATTTCAGGCAATGTGATCATCACAGGTACCTTGGCCGGCAATGCCATCATAGCAGGCACCATAACCGGCGACAGGATCGCGGGTGCCACCATCACAGGCAACAAGATCGCAGGCAACACAATCACAGGTAATCTCATAACTGCCAGCACCATAACCGGCGACAAGATCTCCGGCAATACCATAACCGGCAATTTGATACAGGGCAATACCATACAAGGTGACAGTCTTATCATTGGCACTGTGACCGGCAATCGCATCGCCAATGCAACCATCGACACTGCCCAGGTTGCCAATGGAGCCATCACTGGTGCATTGATCGCTGCCACAACCATCACAGGCAACAAGATTGCCACAGGCACTATCACAGCCACAAACATAGCCGCCAACACAATCACAGCAGGTCAGATCGCTGCCAACACAATCACTGCCGGACAGATCGCTGCCAACACAATCACAGCCGGTCAGATAGCAGCAGCCACCATAACCAGTGAAAAGATCCAAAGCAATACCATCACTTCCAATAATATTGCCACTGGCACACTGACCACACAGAACTTCACTGCCAACACCATCAATGGTGCTATTATCTTGAGTGGCAGTATCAGCACAGACAAACTGGTGGCCAATGCTATCACTGTGAACACAGTGATATCCAACAATGCTACATTTCAAAGCAACACCAGCGTGGGTTTCTGGATGGATGGCACATCAGGCAACGCCAGATTCGGCAGCAGTTTGAGTGTGGGTAATCTATTGCAGGTGGGTGGAAATGCCACCATCGGCAACAACCTAACTGTGGGTGCCAATGCCACCATATCCGGAATATTGACCACAGGCAGCATCAATGCCAATGTGATTGGCAGCACACAGATTGCGGCCAATGCTGTGACCGCAGGCAAGATTGCTGCTGCGGCAGTGACCTCAACAGCATTGGCCAGCCAAGCAGTGACCG